GCCGCGTTACCGCGCCAACGAAGAAAATGGAGAGTGAATTAGCTCGGCTCCATAAGCGGCTTTTGTCAACAAACGAGGCGTTGATTAAGACGAAGCAAGAGTACGCCGAGGTCACGGGTCAGATCGCAAAATCTTCCACGGAGATTTCCCGCCTCTCTCAGGAGATGGCGAAGTCGAATACGAATGTCGCAAAGCAAGAGGCGGTTCTTTCTAAGATTTCTGCGAACGCCACGCGCCTCGGTGAATCTTTTGCGAAGGTTACGGCGCAGCAGAGAGCGTTTAACCAAGTCCAGCGCGTCACGCAGCAAACGACCAAGACCCTAAGCTCCGACATTACACGGGTCGCTACCGCGCAGGATCATGCGGCGGCGGCGGCTACCAGAGCGTCCTACGCTCAGAAGAGATACGCCGATGCTACTCGCACAGCCCTTTCGTGGTCGCAACGCATCCGTGGGCAGTTGTTGTCCCTTGCGGCGGCCTACACGGGCGTGTTTGGCGCGGTTCAGTTCTTGGGGAACACGGTTCGCACGTTTAAGACCATCGAGAACACGATGAATCGTTTGAACGTCGTGTTTCAGGGCGACCAGAAACGCTCGGCGCAAGAACTAGACTTCCTCCGGCGCACGGCGGATCGTTTGGGGTATTCGGTTGGCACGTTGGCCGACGAATACTCGAAGTTGGCGGTCGCCGCGATGGGGACGGAGTTAGAGGGTCAGAATCTCCGAAAAGTTTTCATCTCGATGGCGGAAGCGGCACGGGTGAACGGCCTGTCTTTGGAAGATATGCGCTACGCATTTTTAGCGGTGCAGCAAATCATCACGAAGCAGAACGTCTATATGGAAGAACTTCGTCAACAGTTGGCGGAGCGATTCCCTGGCGCAATTCAGATGATGGCAGAAGGTCTTGGTTACGGCAAAGACCGGATGGACGAGTTCTTTAAAGCGGTTCAAAATGGGGAGGTAAAAGCTATCGCGCTCCTTGCGATGGCTGATAAATTACAACAGAAGTTTGGGCCGCAACTCGGTCGCGCCCTCATGAACACGACCGCGCAGATCGGGTTTTTTGAAAACGCGGTGTTCAAATTGCAACTCGCGTTCGCACAAGGGGGGTTTCTTGAGGGCTTCACCGATGCGTTGGCTCGGATAAATACCGTTCTCCAATCCGGAGAGTTCATTTCCTTCGTGCAAAGGCTGTCTAAAGCGATTGCGGTGTTAGCTGATGCGGTTGCTTGGCTGGTTGAAAACTTCCGAATCCTCATTGACCTCTTCTCTTGGTTCATCGGGGTGAAGATCGCTCAATCCGTTGTGACATCCACGGCGGCTTTTGCTGGTCTTCTGTCTAAGTTGGCTCCTATCGGAAAATACATGACACGATTTGTCGCGGTCGCGGTTAGGGCGGGCGCGGTTCTTCCGGCAGTTATTGGCGGCGTAAAGGGGCTTGCCGTGGCTATGCGCCTCTTATTTAGCACGACGTTACCAGGCGCGGCTTTGACCGTGATCCTCGGTGGAGCGGCGATTGCGCTTGGTCGGATTGCCACGTCCTCAAACAAGGCTACTATCGCCCTAAAGAATCACACCGACGTTCTTGATAAGATGAAGAACGAGATGGATTCCGCTGGAAAACTATCCGAGACGTTCATAGATAAATTGGCTACAGAAAATCTCGGAAAGCAAACAGAGGCGGTTTCCGCGCTGCGCGAAGAGTACGGTCGGTTGCTTACGAAGTTGACCGAAGTGAAGGCGAAGCGTTCTTTGTTTTCGGCTGATTCGCTTTTGGCGCAGGACATCTCCAACAAAGCCAAGGCCCCCGTATATGCGGAAATCAATTCTTTGATTGCGGCGTATAAGAACGGTTCGCTTGAAGCGGAGAAGTTCATTGAGCGGTTGCAGGACATCGCGAAGGTCGATCCAAAGTTGGCGAGGAACGTCGTCAATCCGATGATCCAGATGGTCTTCAAATCGCGGGATGCAAAGCAGAATCTCGATCTTGCGGAGGCCAGTCTTAGGATTTTGAAGAAGACGGCGACGGAAGCGGATTACCAGCTTGTCGCTTTGGCAAACACGATGAAGGGGCTTGGCCTGTCTAGTGAGGGTGTCGCTAACAAGTTCAAAGATACGGCGGACAAGATTCGGGCGTATCTCCCCGATATGAAGAAGATGCTGGATACGCAAGCCGCGCAGAAGGAACTTGAGTCTCTTATTTCTAGCTACAATACGTTAAAGAAGGAAGTCGAGACTCGCGGTTTGGCGCAAGGAGATTCTTCCGTAGCGCAGTCAATCAGACAGCAACTCGAAGGTATGGAAGAGGTCATAAGGAAGGCCCGCGAGTACGCGGCGAACCCCGATCTCGCTAAGCAAGAGGAAGAGTCTCGTAAAGAGGCTGAGAAGAAGGCCGATGCGATAAAGGAGTTCCGAAAGGAAGTTCAAGCGTCCATTTCGGATATGAAGTTTGAGGCATCAATTCAGAGCAAGTCTGCTATTGACCAAGAGATCGCAAAGGTTTTGCAGGAGAAGATCAACGCCGCGAAAAAGCTCGGAATCAAGTTAACAGAATCAGAAGTAGCGGGGCTTCGCGAAGCGGTTGTCCTTCTGTACGAGCAGAAGAACGCCCGTGATGATGTTGCAAAGGCCGAGGAGAAGGTTGAGAAGCTTACGCAGAAACGCGCCGCGCTTGAAGGGCAGCTTGCTGTTATGCAAGCCCGTGGGGATTACGAGAATGTTACGAAGCTGCAAGATCGTATCAAGGCGTTGAACGATCAGTTGGTTGTCGCCATTGATAATGCCATTAAGTTTTATGCCGCGATGGGCGGGGAAGACGCAGATGGGAAAATCGAACAGTTTCGCCAGATGCGCCTCGAAACTGAGCAAATGAACATTGCCACGGAGAAGATGTATCTCTCTTGGCAGGATGTCGGGTCGGCGTTGTCCGGCGGCATGGTCGATTTTATGGACTCGTTCGCTCAGGCGGTCGTCGAGACGGGAGAGGCTTTCTCGTCGTTGAAGGATTCCTTTTTGAGTTTCGCATCGTCGTTCCTTCAAATGATCGCTAAGATGATCGCGCAACAAGCCATCTTGAAGATGTTCAGTTCTTTCGGTTGGTCGGACATGGCCGCAGGGGCGGGACACACGGGCGGTGTTGTGGGTTCTAAGCGCATCGGGTCTGCCAATCGGACGAAACGAGTGAGTCCTTTCGTTTTCTCCGGGGCGCAAGCTTTCCACTCAGGTGGGCTTCCGGGGCTTTCTGCGAATGAGGTTCCGGCGATCTTGAAGAAAGGCGAGGAGGTATTGAGTGAGAGCGATCCTCGGAATATCTTGAACGGCGGGTTATCTCCTTCTGGCGGTGGGACGACGTTAAACACCCGAATCGTCAATGCGATTGACGCGCCAAGCTTCTTATCGGAAGCCCTTAATTCTTCGGTTGGGGAAAAGGTGCTTTTGAATTATATTAAAGCGAACTCTGGTGCGGTTCGATCCGCGTTAAGATGAGGGTAAGATGGCAGTTGAAACTGGAACAGCCTCGGATGGTGCTGATCTTTACTCGAAGCTCGTCAGCTTCTTGACGACTAACACCGATCTTGTCGCGGCAGGGCAAGAGTGGTCGGAGGTTTGGTCGGGTGCTGGTAGCTATTCCACGGACAAAGTTCTAAGGGGGCCGGGGCTTGCTGGAACGGATTCCGTTTATGTCGGGATGCGGTACACGGCGAACGTGGCAACGGAGGCGTATGCGATTCGGTTAGTCGGCATGACGGGGTATCTCGCTTCGGCCACGCAATTTAACGAGCATATTAACGTCACGCCGGATTATGTTCGGATGTTTCTGGATGCCAATCCCATGACATATTGGTTTGTGGCGAATGGTCGTCGGTTTATAGTGGTTGCGAAGATCGGGACGGTCTATGAGACTTTGTACGGCGGGCTTATTCTGCCTTACGCACTCCCAACGGCATATCCCCTCCCCCTCTTCATCGGCGGGTCTGCGGGGCCGGAGGATAGCGACGGGCCAGCGAATTGGCGGTCTGTCTCGGATGCCCATTGCTTTTTCGCAGAACCATACTACAGCAGTTCTGTAGAGGCGAGTGCGTGGATGTTATCTCCCGAAGGGACGTGGCTCCGAGTGGCAGACACGGGAACCGCAACGTCTTGCGCCGTTTATCCGGGATACATAGGGTCTAATGGCGAGTATTTCGGGACGGATACGAACAACGCCTATCTCGCCCCTCAGTTTGTTCTTTATGCTTTGATGGAGGGGTACGGAGGGGATCGCGCTTTGTGGCCTTGTGCGGTTTTGAATAACGTAGGTCAAGGGCAAACCTACGGCCTTCTCGATGGGGTGAATCGTTGCCAAGGGTACGGAAACGCGGCAGAGAATATTATAACCGTTTCGTCGGTAGATCACCTCGTCGTCCCGAACGTTTTCCGGTCGAGCTTTCGCAACTACATGACCGTCGCTTTGGAGTAATCGAATATGGCTTATCAAGAAACCACGGTATCGGCTATCACGGATATTCCTGCGGTCATTGCTGCGTTTGCGTCGGCACGGGGTTGGGGTGTTTCCAGCACGACGATTACCCGGCCAGGCGGCGGGCGGTCTTTCAATATCACCGCGTCAATCGGCGGAACGAACAATAGGGAGCATCGTCTTTTTGTGACGGATGCGTCGGATTCCGCTCGTCAGGTTTATACTCAACTCCCTTGGCTTAACGGAACGTCAGGGAATCCAGATGTTCAACTTCCGACGAAGGTTCACTTGTTTGGGAATGACGCAGCAGGGTCACCCGCCGTCTATGACCCAGAGCCGTTTATCGTTTGCGTGATTGAGTGCGGGTATAATCTCTATCGGCACGTCTATATCGGAAACTTGGTCAAACAGGGGAACTACACGGGCGGCGAATTGATCTCTGCCAATATGTTCAATCCGCAATCCTCTTTTGTTAGTTCTTCCGGTTCGATCTCTTATAACGGCGATCCGCCGACCAATGTCGATCATCGCTATATGTTTTCTGCTAGGTTTGTGAACAGCATTTTCGGTTCAGCAATAAATGGCGGAGCGAACATTGTCCACGCCGATAATGCGAATCCTTGGCGTATTTTTTACGAGTATCGAGGGTTAACCGATAATGCAATTTCTGCCCTCGCGGGTGTAGAGATTTTTGGCGGCAACGCGGACAATATCAACGGGGGGCTGGTGTATCGCGGCTTCGCGGACTATTCCGGTGCGAACATCCTCGTTCCGGTGAATCTCTTCGTTTCGGACAGCACTTACTTCGGTTCCGGTGGGAAGGTTCGTCCCGTGGGGTATGCGGCGGGCGCACGTTTGGTGAATATGAAGAATCTGACACCCGGCGAAGCGATTGATGTTGGCGGCGTTACGTGGCGGGTCTTCCCTGAGTTTTCTAAGAACCTATCCACCTCTTCGCCATATCGCGGAAGCAATCCATCGGGCGGGTATTACTACCCCTATGAAACGAGCTATTTCCTTGGCCTCGCCTATTGTCAGGAGTAATCCATGGCCGATGGGTTCCGTTTTCAGTTATCGGAGTTGATCGAAAGGCCGGGTGACAACCCAGCGATTTCCGCACGATTTGATTTCGTGGGTTCTCGAAGCCTTTTAGATTCTCTTTCGCAAGTTTCAGGGACGTATGCGAACGAGCAACCGATTTCCGTCACCGCTTTTCGAGAAGATAGTGGGTTCAAGATTCGAACATTCTTCGATGATTTTTACAATCGGTTCCACATCTACCCGAAGACAGTTGCGTTCGGCGCGATCTCCGCCACGGTGTCAAGTTCCGTTTATGTCTGGAACGGCTATTTGTCTAGCGCGTCTTTGACGGGGATTGTCATTTCTGGAACAGAAGACCTCTATGTCGAAGGCCCCAGCCTCCCGTCTTCGTTTTCGGCGTTGGAAGCCAAGGAGTACAACCTCGTCGCGTCTCAGGAAGGCGCGGTGACGCTGAACGCGCTCGTGGAGTTTTCGTTCAGCACGGGGGAAGAACTGTTTGTGTCGGCCACCGGAACGCGGGCGAAGATTTCCCCCGTGTATCCGAATTGGTCTTCGGCGTTCATCATCGAGTATTCGTTTAGAACGGACATTATTACGACTCGCTCAGGACGAGAGCAACGGCGGGCGATACGTCAAACGCCTAGAAAACGATTTCAATTCGAGGCATCCCCTTATGGGGCGACGTGGCGCACGTTTTTACAAACGATGGCGTTGTGGCAAAACAATACGATCTTTTTACCGGAGTATCCACGAAGCGTGGCCTTGGCCTCGCCGCTTTATGCTGAGAGCCAAACGGTAGTTTTGGTGGAGGATGCCCCTGATTGGGTTGTTGTCGGCGGCTCGATTATTCTTGCCCATAAAGAGCATCACGAAGTTCGTATCGTACAAGACGTAGATGGAAACGTCGTAACTTTTACGAGCGCATCTTCTTATGAATTTCCCGCCGGATCGAAACTTTATTATTCGGTCGCGGGGCGTTTAGATGCTTCGGTATCCGCTACGCGGGAAACGAATCGAGTTGCTTCTGTTTCCGTGGATTTTTCGGTAACGCCCGGCAGCGAGGAGGAAGAAGACTATGGCACGGCAGGGACGACATTTAAGGGGCGAGAGCTTTTCACGGTCAGGCCGAATTGGGCGGCGCAACCGGATGTCTCTTTTGAGTGGCCCCGTGACGTTGTGGACTATGATCGGGGTCGCACAGAAATAAAAACGATTATCGAGTTCGGGACGCAAACGACGACTTTCACTTTCGTCGGTCGAGATTTTTCTGGCGCGGAGGCTCTTCGGAAATTGTTCTGCCGGATGAAAGGCCAGCAGGGAGAGTTCTATTACCCAACTTGGTCGCCAGATATTATTCTAAAAGATACCGTGGATGTCGGTTCGAGGGTTCTCCGTATCGAGGGGACGGATTTCGCGACCGCGTTTAAAGATTCCACGGTATTTAAGGCGATATTGATTATGAAGAAAGACGGTACGTTGCTTCCTCGCGTCGTCGAGTCGATTGGGACGATAGATGATTTAGAGGGCGTAGATTCAACTCTCGTCGTAACGACGGCCTTTGATTTTGCGCTATCAGAAGACACCGTTCGGATGATCTGTTGGTTACCCGTTTGCCGTTTCGCGTCGGACAGCCTAACGATGGAATGGCTATCGTCCACCGTGGCGCAATGTCAAATGAGCCTTAAAACCTTGGAGGATTTGTCGTGACCTTTGGGAGTATCGAGGAAAGCCGACATTCCGGTGCGCCTGTAAACCTGTACCTGTTCGTTTACGGAACGGAAACAGATTCCTATTTCGCATATACGGACGCGGAACAAGCGATTACTTACGGCGGAAAGGTGTACGACCCGCTTCCGTTGAATCGCGGAAGTTTGGCTTCGAGCGGCACCCTTGATAAAGCGACCATTGAAGTCTCGATGCCGACAGAGGCGGGGTTGGCCGAGCTTTATCGAATCCATTCACCTGGTAGGGGCGTGTCTCTTACGATACGGGAGGGCCATCTCTCTGACCCCGATTTGCAATTTGTCCCGATCTGGATCGGTCGGATAATCTCTTGTGAGAGAAAAGACTCCGAGGCGATCTTTTCATGCGAACCTATTAGTACGACATTCAAGCGGTCGGGTCTTCGTAGGAATTATCAGTATGGCTGCCCTCACGCGCTCTACGGCGGGCAATGCCTAGCTAATCGAACTGCCGCCACAAGTGCGACAACGGTTCAGGCTTTTACAGGGAACACCGTTACGCTTCCGTCCGGTTGGAGCGGTTCCATTTCGACAGACAAATACCTCGGAGGTATGTTAGAATGGGAACGCGCAAGTGGGACGGAGTCACGGACGATTCTTCGCATAGCATCCGGCCTAACTCTCACCCTTTCGGGTAACACGACGGGGTTAGCTATCGGAACTTCTGTGTCAGTCATTCTTGGGTGCAATCATAAGATGAACGATTGCCGTGATCTTCATGCGAACATCTTGAATTTTGGCGGGCAACCATGGATACCCTTTAAAAATCCGATTAAAACGAACCCTTTTTTCTAAGGAGGCGACATGGCTTGGTGGGTAGCTCTTCTTATCAGCTTGGCAATCTCTACGGTGGCCTATCTGATCGCCCCTAAAGCAAAAACCGATCAGCCCGACTCTACGACGGATATGGATGATCCGACGGCAGAGGCGGGCCGACCAATCCCTGTTTTGTTTGGGACAATGACAATCTCCGGTTTGAACATTTTATGGTATGGTGAGAAGCGGACAACGACGTACACGGTAGAAGGGAACGGCGGGAAAAAATGATAAGAGCGACTGTCCACGATTGCCGGAAACTCGGATTCTGTTTGAAACAGGTGCGTCGTTGGATGTCGGGCATGGGCTTCGATTTTAGGTCGTTTGTTAAAGAGGGAATTGACGTGACAAAGCTTGAGGCGACGGACGACGCTTACGCACTTGCCGTTGCCCGTGAGGCGAAAAGAAGGGTGGCGGAAAATGAGTAGCGGGGGGAAAGGTGGGTCTTCTTCGTCATATCTTGTGACGAACTACCATATGAGCATCCATTACGGGATTTGCCACGGCCCGGTGGATTCTATCTCCGCGATCATCGTGAAAGAAGATCGAACGGCTTGGTCTGGGACACTTACCGCGCAGACGAAAATACGGCTTGATCTTATGGACTTGTTTGGCGGAGATGCGAAAGAGGGGGGGATTCAAGGGTATTTCACTTATCTCCCCGGTGGGCCTTCTCAGGTCATGCCGGATGAACTTGCAGCAAAGTTCGGTTTGACGGGAGCTACGATGCCCGGCTATCGCGGGTTGTCTTCGATTTTCTTTCATGGGTCTGGCTCAGAGGGTTTTCTGTGGGGTCAGAACAACCCATACCTCGTTTCGACATGGATAAAAGCAACTCGTGTTGCGAAGGGTCTGTCTTCGTCTTATCAAAGTATTCAAGTTAGCGGAGGAGATGTTGAGGCCAATCCCGCGCACATCATCTATGAGTGCCTAACGAACACGGATTGGGGCATGGGCCTCCCGTCGAGCAGTATTGATGTTGCCGCGTTTGAGGCGGCGGCGGTTACGCTCTATAACGAGCAGTTCGGCTTGTGCCTCCTCTGGACGAAGCAATCATCCATCGAGAACTTTGTTAGTGAGATTATCGACCATATCCTTGCGACGGTTTTCGTTGATCTGAAAACAGGGTTGCTGTCGATCAAACTTATTCGCGGGGATTACGATTCAGACGATCTTCGGGAACTCACGCCGGACAACTGCCGAATAACGAGTCGCCAAAGGAAGGCTTGGAGTGAGACGATAAACGAGATTGTCGTGACATGGACGAACCCAGAATCCGAGGAAGAGGAAACCGTGTCCGTTCAGGACAACGGGAACATCGCCATGCAGGGCGGTATCGTGTCCGACACGAGGAACTATTATGGGGTTCGCCGTTCTGCGCTTGCCGCGACATTAGCAGAGCGCGATCTTCGTTCTGCTTCCGCGCCGTTACTCTCGGCGGAGGTTGAGGCGGATCGTTCTTTCTGGGATGTTGTTCCTGGCGATGTCTTAAAGCTGTCCATTCCAGAGGACGGGCTTTCAGATATGGTCGTTCGTGTCGGTGCGATTGATTACGGAAAGCCCGGCTCCCCGACGATCAAACTCTCCGTCATGGAAGACGTTTTCGCCCTCGACTCCGGTGTTTGGGAAAATCCGCCGGGGTCGGCTTGGGTCGATCCGGGTGAAGACCCAACGGAAATGACCTATGCGCAGTTTTATACGATGCCGATCCCCCCGCTTATCAAAGCGGCAATCGTTTCTACCGACGATCCCGACAAGGATTATCCAAAGGTCTTGCCCGGCCTTCTCGCGGCGCACTCAAGCTCCGATGCGGTAAACTTCGATTTGTACGGGGAGAAAGTGCGTTCGACCGGGGAGATTTATATCGGGAACCTCGGAACCAAACTTATGTCCGCGAGGGCGACATTATCCTCTTCTTTGGTTGCGGCGGCGACATCCACCGTCGTTGATCCTTTCTCCGACTTTATCGGAAACCGCCCCGCGCCCACGAACGGGGATTTCCTCGTTATAGGATCGCTTGGGGATGCGGACTGCGAATGGGTCGCGGTGAACACCTACACGGAGGAGACGGCCACTTACGAGCTTCTTAGGGGGGTTTATGATACCGTCCCAAAAGATTGGCCCGCCGGAACCCCCGTATGGGTCGTGACATTCCTCGATTCAACCACCGACCGGACGGAGCGCGTGGCAGACGGAGAGATTGATTATTATCTTAGAACGCGCACGTCTTTGGGGATTCTTCCCTTGGGATCAACCCCCCTAACCAACTTTACCCCTACAGATCGACCCTATCGGCCTTTCCGGCCAGCCAATACGTCGGTTGATGGGTCTTTTTTTGCGGCAAAGGTCTATGAAGAAGAGCCTTCCGTTGTTCCCGTGGCTTGGGCCAACCGAAACCGCTTGGTGGAAGACGCGACATTCGCGCGATGGGCGGATAGTAACGTCACGCCGGAGGACGGGCAGACGACCACAATCCGAATCGAGACGGAGTGGGGGGACGTTTTAGCCGAACATACCTCTTTATCGGGGACGAGTTTTAGCGTACCATACGCCTCGTTCGATTACGAGAGGAACCCTCGCGTAGTCTTTTTGTCTGAACGCGATGGGTTTGAATCTATTCAAGGGCGGGCGGAGATCGTGACGTTCGATCTTTACGGCTACGGTCGAAACTACGGGAACGATTACGGAGGCACACTTGGCGGGTGAACGAACTTTACCGGGTCTCGGCTTAACGGCGTTTTGGAACCCCGGTTCTAACGGCTGGAAGACAAAGAACGACGAAAACATCCGAACCCTATCTGCGTTGACGCAACTTTCGGTTATTTCGCGTACAACCTCGCTACCCGGCTCCCCGAGTCAGGGCGACATCTACATTGACCCTGACGGAAGCCCCGAAGGACAGATCGCCCTTTATGACAATTCCGCGTGGGTCTATTTGACTCCGAAAAAGGGGATGCTTGCGGCGGTTGAAGACGAGGATGCCTTTGTTTGGTTTAACGGCTCGGCTTGGGCTGCGTTGCCGACGGGGGCTGCGTCCCCTTACGATGTTGGCGGGAGTTACGTTGGCAAACCGACAGCCTCGCTCGTGATGCTCCGTTATCCTGTTCCTCGCGCTGTTCGTTTCCCTTCTGGCTTATCGAATAGTCAAGGCGTTTCGAGCGTAGCGGCAACCGGAAGTACCGTCTTCTCGTTGAAGAAAAACGGAACGGAGTTTGGAACCATGACCTTTGGTGTTGGTGCGTCAACTGCGACTTTCGCCGCCGCGTCAAATACTGATTTTGCGGCAGGAGACATTTTGACGGTGGTGGCTCCCGCAACGGCGGACGACACTCTCGAAGGCTTGGGTTTTTCCCTTGCCGGAACTAGGTTATAAGGAGCCGCGTTATGTCTCTTCTTTTCGTTGACGGGTTTGACCATTTTTCCGCCGCGACAACGGCGCTAAAATATGCGAATGCCCCGAACACAGCGTACACGGCAATGGTGGAGGGGCGGAGGCCATCGAGCTTGGCAATACGTTTGAGAAATAGCAGCGCCTATTTGTATAAAACCCTCCCCAGTACCGAAGATACCCTAATTGTCGGATTCGCCTATAAGGCCACATCCCTTTACGCTGGACGAATTATCTCTTTTCGGGATTCTGCCGGAGGGTATCAAGCCACGTTAACGGGGCTGACGACAGGGGTACTCCAAGCGCGGCGCGGAGAATATGACGGGACTCTTCTCCAAGAATCTAGTGATTTCATCGTCGCAGATTCTTGGAACTATATTGAGATTAAGCTGACTGTTCACGACACAACCGGGCTTTTCGAGGTGCGGGTGAACGGAGTTGTTTGGATCAGCTATACTGGCGACACGAAGGGGACGGCGGTTGCGGGGGTGACTTCTTTGGCCTTCGGCCCGACGACGACGAATTCCGCATATAACCATTACGATGATTTATATGTGTGTAGTACAGACGGAAGCACAAACAATGATTATCTTGGGGATTGCAGAGTCGATACTCTTCTCCCGACAGAGGCAGGGACTTATGCACAGTTTACGCCAACCGGAAGCGCGAATAACTGGGCCAATGTGGACGAGGTTCCCCCTGACAACAACACTTCCTACAATTCCGGCGATACAGCAGGAATGAAAGATAGCTTTGGCTTCACAACGCTATCGGGAACAGGTGCTACGATTTTCGGGATTCAGACAAATCTCATTGCTCGAAAAGACGACGCGGGGACGAGAACTCTGATGCCGTTGGTTCGTTCGGGTGGAACAGATGCGAACGGGGCCGCGCAGAGCCTTGGTGATTCGTATGTCGATCAAATGACCATCTTTGAAACCGATCCGACGACATCGACCGCTTGGACAGAGAGCGCGATCAATGCGGCGGAGTTTGGCTATGAGGTTGCTGCATGAGCGAACGCTTAACCCAAGTAGCCATTGAGATTTTGAGCACACCGGAAACCCGCTTTGCAAGGGTAACGCAATGTGCTATAGAAGTTCTTCGAGAGAATGTTTCGCCCGTTTCGGAAGCGCAACCCGTTGTTATTATCGTTTGTGGGTAATCCCGCGCAAAGGAGAGGCAAATGCCAGACAATACTGCCCTTTTTAGAAAAACTGTAACGATCCAGTCGGGGGATTCTTTTTCCTCCCACGTCGATTTGGGGTTTTGTCGTTCGCCTACCGAATCCGTCGACAGCGACGATGACCGCTACAAGATGCAAGGGGATGCCCGTTGCGTCGGGATTTCTATTCCATCCGAACTAGCGGCCCCCGCAGACATAACTCTTCAAGCAAATTTTCTTGAACCGGATGATCCTGACTTCGATTCGGGTTGGGAAGACCTTTTCGATTCCAACGACACCGAATGCACGATAAAATTAACGAGCCTATCGGCGCAAGCCCGGAAACGGTTCGTTCCGTTGTTTCCTTCGGCTCTCTTAGCCGTTCCGTGCCTCCGTCTTAGGACGGGGAGCGCGGGGTCCCCCGTGATTCAGACTGCGCCTGTTTCTTTCGTATTAGCGTTTCGGAGGGTCTAATGACTGATCTCCTTAATCCGACAGGTAGCTTACTCGGTGGGTGCGTTCTTCATTCCGAGTATGAGAAAAAGCTATCGTCCGCGCAAAGAGCAGCTATTGCGGCAGAACGTGGAGGAACGCTTTTCACGAACGCCGTTGCGTCATTGGCGACAATTACAAGCCCTTCGAGTGCGCCGAGCTACACAGGCATGACTAACTTTCTCCCTGCGTCAAGCGGATATGCCGCCTCATTTACGGGGACAACAACGAAAGGAAGCAAAATTATTACGGGCGTAAGCTCAACAAGTGGGTTGGTCGTCGGTCAACCAATATATAGCCCCGGTGCTTACGGCTATTTATATCCGCCGTATGTGCCTCTTGGGGCTTTGATCGTATCGGTAGATAGTGCTTCTCAGATAACGATCTCGAAGGCCGCTATAGCGTCGGGAACGGGAGTCTCACTTAAGGCCGCGAGTGAAAAAATAGACATTATAGGGGGTTTTGCCGGAGGATTCAGCAACAACTTTATGGCTGTACTTACGCATACCGCAAAAGCCACGCCAAGTGCCCAAGGAGTTCCATGGGCTATTGAGTTCATGACTGACGCGGCGAACATATCAACTGCTGCTGCTACGGTTAAAATATACTCCTATAGGAACGGCACAACGCCCAACGCATACAGAATAGCCATTGATGACGTGTACCAATCAGCGACACCAGAAACTTACGGCGAAGCGAATGAGGGGTATATAACAATCCAGTTTGCTACAGCAGGAATCCATAAAGTGCGCGTCGAGTTCGCTGCCGGAAGGCCGTTACAAGCAATATACGTTATAAACGGCGCGAGAATATGGAAGCCCGAACATGCCAACAAAGTTCACGCATGCTTCTTTGGTGACAGTTGGACAAACGGTGGAGACACAACGGATGATTGGCCCGCGAAAAACGTCGCTTTTCGTACTGCGGAAGCCCTTGGGTGGTCCAACGACATGTGTGCGCAGGGCGGAACGGGCTATGTTGCGGACGGTGGCAGCAACTATGCGTGGCAGGAACCAGAACGTCAAGCCGACGTTTCCGGTCGTGATTATGATGTTATCGTCTTTCTTGGGTCAATAACAGATAACGGGAGTTCTGCTGCCGCGATACAAGCCGCCGCATTGACAACGTGGAAAGGCGTTAGGGCTAATGCGCCTAGCACACCAATCATAGTATTCGGTTGCCCAACAACCGTTTCTGTGAACCAAGCTGTTGCAACCGTCATTGAGGACGCTCTCTATGCTGCTTTCCTCCAATGGGCTGACCAGAACGCGCACTTTATCAGAGTCACTACAGACCCCTCTGGAAGTTGGATCGACGCTAACAATACTGGAACCTATATCGGGGCTGATAATTCTCACCTGACAGATATTGGCGTTCAATATTTTGCGTCAAAAATGACGCAGAAAATCCGATCTGTTCTTAATCTTGCGGTACGGGAGATTGTGTAGGTATCGACTTGAAATAACAAACCACTTGTGGTTTATTAGGGGTTCCCGGAATGGACATGAAAACGGCGGTGCGACTTTCAATCCGGGAAGTTTTCGGAGACGCTCCGGAAGACATTAGGCGTTCAGCAGAAACCGCTCTGATACAAAGATTGAAGCATCCAACCTGTGTCGATGTTCCTTGGCTCAGAAGCGCCGAGGCCGTGTATCGGAGAATTATTGATGGAACAAACCAAGCCAAGCCGTCGCCGTGACGACAAGTTCGTCTTCGATAAGAAGATTCTTATCAGCGTTATTATCCCCCTTTTGTTCCAATCGGCTTTCCTCGTTTCATGGGGGTCAAAACTCGATGCCCGCGTTGAGGATCATGAACGCCGTATTGTAATCGGGGAAACGCTCGATAGGGATTACTCAAAAACAAACGTCGATGTGTGCCAACGCATAGCCAGACTCGAAGAAAAAATAACGCTACAAAATGCGCTTCTCGAACGAATTGAAGCAATTCTCTCTAGAGGGAGTATCCGATAATGTTTGCCAAGAATCGCGCAGCGTTCCTCGATATGATCGCTTTCTCGGAAGGTACTTTTGGAATTGGGGACGACGGGTACGACGTTCTCTTTGGCGCAACGGCCAAAGCGCCAAAACTTTTCTTCGGATACGACGATCACCCACGCCATAGAACCTACGAGAAGAACGACGAGTTCCTCCGGAACGGTAAGAAAGATTTCACAACGGCGGCGGGCCGCTATCAGATCACCATGACCAACTTCGATGCCTATAAAAAGCGCCTCGGTCTGACTGATTTTTCTCCTTACGCGCAAGATCGAATTGCGCTACAGTTGATTGCTGAGAGACGGGCGATTCCGGACATTGATGCGGGCTTGTTCTCTTCTGCGATTAAAAAGTGCGCCCCTGTGTGGGCCTCCTTACCGGGAGCCGGATATGGTCAACCCGAACAAAAACTCGAAAAACTCCTCGCCTTCGCAAAAAAGCGCGGGGCGGAACTCCATGAAACTGCGTGATTTCATTGCGGACGACAAAACGGAAAAAGTGTCCACGACGAAAGTTTGGATGCACGTTGCGAATGTCGTTATGTCATGGGTAATGCTCCGACAAGAGACGGTCGATTGGGAACTTCTCGCGGCATACGGGGCCATCGTCGGGGCGAACTACACGGCGGGCCTCTTTCTGAAACTGAAATATAGGGATCGCGGAAATGACTTTCCTGACCATCATGACTGCCCTGAAAGATAATTGGCGGCTTATCCTCCTCGTTCTTTCGCTCGGTGGAGCGTTCTGGTTCGGGTGGAGTGAGGGGGCGGATCGCCAATTTGTAAAATGCCAGCACCAGATCGCGGAGATTCATGACACCCTTTCGAGGGAGCGCGATGCGATTCAAAAGTTGGCCGATGAGAAGGCCCACGAATACGAGCTTTCTCGAATCGCTTCTGAAAAGAAGCTAACAGAGATGAGAAGGAGCCTCACCGATGTCCTCAACAAAAATGTCTCTTTTGGTGCTTGCCGCGCTGGTTCTGATTTCATGCACCTCTACGGTTCCGCCGCAAACCCCGATACAACGGGTCGCCCCGCCCGCTAATCTGATCGCGGGGTGTAAGAAACCCGTCCCTTTAGCCGACGACTCGTTCGGGGCCGTTGCGTCCGCCCTGATCGAGAACACCGTTTCGCTTCTCGATTGCCGCCGGAAACACGAGCTTTTGGCAGAATGGGCGACAGGGGGCCGATAAAAGGCTTGCCAAGCCGGAAAAAACGGTCGCCTATGCGTCTTTCTCCACGAAGCCCTCATAAGCCAGCTTGCAATGCTCAAGGCAATAGGGGAGGCTGTGGTGGGCTTTCTTGCCGCAAAATCGAAAACTCTTGCTCAGGGGATCGCCGTGGGGCCAACGGCAGGACTGTTGATTAAGATCAACCCCGTGAATGCCTTCGGGGGTAACCTCTTGTTCTATAATCTTTTTATGTTTGTGCGGGTTGCGTGCCCCGTCGGGACGTTTGTGGAGCCTCCTGTCTTTTTGCCCACCGCGTACCGTTATTCGATGGGGCCATGCGCCCTCTCTCGCGGCACGTTTAATTCGCGACAATTCAATCCCTGTCTTGCGGGCAATATCCGCCATCGACAAAAACGAATCATGCCAAAGGCCATAAATCGTTTTTAGTTTAGCGGGAGGGATCGGGGGAAACTTGCTCCGGCGATACCGATTCGGTCGATTGAGTACCCTGTGCATAGGCTTCTCGAAAGTGAACCTTCAAGATGGAAAGAACCTCCGCCCGATCCTCTGGGCCTTCGATGAACAGGAAGCCGTCGGCTTCCAAGTCCGTTACTGCTGCTAAAGCTATGCGCTGCGCGTCAAACATTGAACCTCATTCCTAAGTAACTGAAACACCAAACCTGGCCGGGAAACCTCGGTATGAGTAAGTCTCGAACCTCATTCTCTCGTAGCTCGTGTTGCGCGTGGATAAAATCGTGAATCGTTTCGTGAAGGTCTGGTTCTACTAACGCGAGGTTCTCATACGAATTATCCCCACCGAGGCTTATCGGCTTTATGTGATGAACCTGAAAAGGGCGGAATCTCTTTTTGTTTACGAAAGCGGCAAGCGCGGCTGCGCGGAAACTTTTTCCGTGAAACTTTGCCCGCATAGCGTCCCGTTCCCTTTTCGGAACCCCCCTGCACGTCAGGAGTTGGGAGTGCTTGTAAAAAAGAAGGAGTAGAGTCGTGTCTTTGTTGGATACCGTCATGCTGTCTCCCTTCTCAGAACGTCTTTACAAACTTTTTCAAAGAGCGCGGGATCAACTCCGTAAGGGAAGGCTTTCAAGATCGCTTCGAGGCACAAACGGCGGGCCTCTTCTCGTTGGCCGTTCGTAAAGCTCTCCCAATACCGTTGACAGGCTATCTGGCTATCTAAGGAAGTCGCCCTCATAAAACCCCTCTACCTGATTCGCGTCCACGGCGTAACATGGATACCCCAAGCCGCGCCACATGGAAACAACAGATGGTTGATCCTCAAAAACGGCCAGCACGTCCTCTTTTCGAGGGACAACGCCCGACGCAACCCAATGCGCTTTTAGGACATCGCCTGGCGCGTGGTACCCCTCTTTCCGAAGTATGAGCATATCTACAGGGACCTCATGTTTCTTGAGCCAAGCAATCGTTTCTTCTTGCACCTCCGAACCGCGCCCCGACACGATCCAGATTTTGTGATCTCGCCCAAGGGTTTTCGCCATTGCGATCATCGGCAGGATCGGCGGGTCGTCAACGCAAGCTTTAGAGTACGCCGACCAATCCGGTTTTTCACAGCGCGGCGGAGCGAGGGATAAGCGATGCCGATGATCCGAGAGCGTTCCATCTAAGTCGAAGATAACAACCATTTCCTAAACCCGTTCAAAAGCCAACCACGTTCCCTCGACAGAGATAATATCGTGCCCCTTGGCGCGGAGTTCGTGCAGAACATCCCGCACATCCACAGTCCCAAGATCGTGATAATCGTGCCAGACGATGATTCCTCCCGGACGGACGGCACGGAACGCAAGATCGGAATCATGTTCAACGCCAAAGCGTCCGTGATCCCCGTCGATAAAAACGGCATCGCATGGCGGTAAGTCAGTCAGGCCGTGGGAACCTTTTTCTGTAACGATAAGTTCGACACGTTCGTCTCCGGAAACCAAAGCCCCCGCTTTCTGCGGAACTTCGTTCCTTTGGACTTTCTTGTCAGTCGTGTAGCCCGGCAGAACGTCTATCCCGATATACCGTTCAATCGTCGGAACCTCTCGAAGTAGCGCCTTCGCGGTTCGTCCGGCATTGATCCCGAACTCAACAACGGTTTTAGGGGCAACGTCCTTGAAAAGGGCGCACAAGATTTCTAGTTCGTTCGGATTCATGTACCGACGATCTAGGCCGAGCCAATCAATTACGGCGGGTTCGACTTTTATTTTAGGGAGTGTTAGCATCGACAAAGTTCCTTATTTTTGCTAGGGCCACGGGGATATTGATTTTCTTGTTGCATCGTTTCTGTGGAAAACTGAAACACGGTTCGATGGGGTCTATGCCAAGATACTCACCGCGCCCTACCGAGAAGCTTGAACAGTTCTCATAACCACCGAAGATACAAATAGCGGGCGTTCCGATTGCTCGGGCCAACGGGATAGCAAATCCGGGAGAAGAAAAGACCATTGAGCTTTCAGCAACAAGCCCGGCCATTTCAGGGAAGTTCAGTTCCCCTTTATGGAACGTCTTATCAGCAAGGATCGGGCGGCTTACGATCCGTTCATTCACGTCGTCAATATCCGCAACGGACACGACGAAAAAGCGATCTCTTATTGATGCAAAAAGTTCGGCATAATGGCCGATGTCTGGATTACGGAGTTCACCGTTGTTCCATTCCTTACGGATAACGAGGGGGCGATAAAACAGAACGGGTTTTTCTGTCGGGCCAATTCTCTCTCTCGCCCAGGACCGCCATCTATCCGGTACAGGGAGACTAAAATCCAGACCTTCGGGGTTCAGGCCAAGATGTTTGACCATTGCGAGGAAAACAGACCCGCAGGAAAACGCATCGGGCATTGTGTAAGCTATTTTGATTCTACGAGAAAAGCTTTTCGGCTTTTCGTCAAATAGCAGTCTCTCTTTTCCGGCGTTCTTTAACTGTGTCCGAAGCGTAGTTCCTCGCGCAACAAAATGAATCGGGAGATCGTGATAAACGGTGGGCCAACTTGTTTCTAGCCAAACGTCATAGCTTTTCAAAAAGTGCCGTATGATCGCTCGTTGGTGAATGTTATCACCGAGGCCGTGCATCCCCTCTATGTAGAGAACAGGCTTTCCGCTCATGAGAAAATCTCCTGTAGGCTTTTTCTTTGGAAGCACGTTAGTGCGGTATCCCTCGTGGCGTTTATAATTTCTGGCTCGATGAGCGGCGCAGCTTGCTCAAAGGCCCGAATAAAGCGAGGGTAGGGGGACGGTTTGGCTCGTCTTATTTTTAACGGGTGGTCGCCAAACCAATGACTTTTTTCAGGTGTCTCCTTCATATCGTAGCCGAGGAGAACAATGCGTTTCGGTTGTCTCATCGCAGCGATATTGAGAAGTTGGAATCCCGAATTGGAACCGCCAGCGATAGCGCAACCGTTCGTAAAATGAAGGCAATTTCTTATGAGAACTTTTTTAATCCGATATTTTTTGGAGATGCCTTCATCGCACGTCCATCTCTCTCCCTTAAAATCTTTGAGAGAGGGAAGATGGTATTCCCACCAATTTGCGTCGGCGGCATAGAGGAGATCGGCCCACGGCGCGATCTTATACCCGTCGTTACAAACGAAGACCGCCGCCTTCCCTCGAACAAAAGCCACGTCCTCTTGTGTCAAAGACGGGCCGGAGGCAATACAAACGATGGTCGATTCATCGGTCATTCTTTTATTCCCGAAACCGTTTTGTCGTTATTGTAACGCCCACGAACCTTATAGGAAGATTCTTCGGGAACAGGCGCGTGGCGAAAGAAAACCATTTGACCAATCGGATCGCCCATACGAAGTTGAATCGCATGATTTTGCGTTGTATTATGAAGTTCGAGCGTAAGTACCGAACCCGACCAGAACGAATCGCACCATCCGGCGTTTAAATGATTCAGGCCGATCCGCGCCATGCTCGACTTCAATTTATATTCCGCGCTGATGTCACTCGGTAAATTGAAGACCTCACGGGAGTGCGCGAGAATGAATGCGCCAGGCATTAGGAGAAAGCCTCCCGGATTAATGGACAGATCAACTTCCCTGACAGAGAGTGCGTCCCTATTCGCATAGGACAAGACGCGGATTTCATCTTTCGGAAGAGATTCAACGAGGATGAATCTCTTCCGAGAGTTATGTCGATGCTCGACCCATTCACTTGATCCGGTTTACACCCTTCGATAACCTTTTCTTCGGTTAGCCTTACCAATTCATCGTAGGCCAACAACCCCGGGGTGTTCTTTCGCATCGCGTCCCTCAATTTTTCCTCAGTCGTTTTTCCATCGGTCGTCATATTCGGGACGCTCCTTGTGAAGCCATAAGATGAACATCCCGCAGCATAGCGCGTGGGCCATGTGAGGCAAGCCCGATTCTTTGTCCAAGTCTTCGCCGCGAATGAAGGCGAACGTATGCCGTAGCATAGCCGCGAGGAGCCGAGATAGTTTGATTCCTCTTCTCCAATTATGTGGCTCGTATTTGATAGCCCCGAACGCCAGAACCTTAGAAATCTCTTCGAGGGCGTAGGGGTCAAGAAGGTCCATTGGGGGCTTCCCGAGGTCGGCCTTTACTCCCTCTCGAAGCGTTTTCTTGGAAGAGGAGCCGCTAACAGGTATGGGGAAGGGGCCGTCCACCGTCATTTCGAATCTCCTGTGGGGGTTAGCATTCGAAGGGTAACGGGGGTTCCGCCTTGGGTTTCCCCTTCGCCTGTTTTTGAATCAAAAAACGCCATGACCCCGTTTGTTGTCACCGCGATAATATGCGCTTTGTTTTTTGTGGAAACGAAGAGTTCTCCAATCAGGGAGGTTCCGTTTGTTGGGATAGGCCATACGAGGACAACGGGTGCTCCGGCTCGTGCGGCAGGAAGGCAAAAAGGAGCGAGGTTTTCTTTTTCCATTACGAAGCCCTCTTTATCGGTGTTGGGTCCACGGTTTCTTCTAACAGAGAATCTACGGTTCTGTTCCCTGCGCCCGCTTCGCTGAGGGCAAACAGATACCGACGAAGGTGAAAGATCGCCATTCCCAGATTTGAGGCAGAATCATCCACGTTTCCTTCTTTCAGCATATTAAGCGCGGTTTCCGCGATCTTCGTCATTCCGGTCACAGTAAGTCCTCCATGTCGATCTCGTCAGATTCGTCTTCGCGTCTTTTAGCCTTTGTCACCTTCGGCTCTTTTTTGTGGGCTAGTTTATAAAGGGCTTCCGCGTACTCCTTCGTTTGCCCACAAACTTTATCGGCAATGTCGAATCCCGTTCCGCAACGCAAACTCTCTTTCGAAAGATAACCGCTAATATCATGCGGCTTGATCCACTCGTAGTTTTCGAGAATCCATTTGCAAAGAGCGTCGTATTCTCCATCCGATATAGGACTCCAATCACAACGATAATAGAGAAAAGAGCTTGCCGCGTAGTTTCGGATAACGACCGTCGCTATCTGCTTCCCTATCACGGAAGGAGGTAAACCGAGAGATGTTTTCATAGCAGATCATCCAAGTCGATCTCGGCCTCTTTTTCCGCCTTTTTCTCGTCCAGCATAAGGATCGCTTTATCGAGAGCCTCAACAGCCGTTTCTCCTTGCACACTTCGATAGGGGTAGCCCCCCGTGCCCTCTCGAACTGTGCAGCACCAACAATCGGGAGTGAGTTGCAGCAGGTTCATGAAAAACCCACGAGCGTTTAATTCCTTTATGCGGTCTTCAAACATTGTCTCGTTTCCTTTCGAGTTACTTTCCTCTTTTGGTTTTCTTCGTGCGTCACGATTTCCAAGTTCCCGCGTCGGCAACGATTGATCTGCCCGGCTCGTAAAAAGATTTTTTTTGTTTATTGAGAGTTAAGGTTTGACAGGAAATTGGGTCTATATCCGTTGAGCAACCGATCTTAAAACCTGCTGCGGAAAAACCTAAGTCGAGTCCGCCTCCCCCGGAAAAAAGGGAAAGCGCCGTTAATTTTTTCCTCGGGCCAACTTGTGTGAGATTCCGTCCAGTCATTTTTCCAGTATCCTTTCTTTCACAGAAATAATGCGATGCCGATAGGTATCCCCGTTCGTGTACGTTATGACGCAATCTTCTTTCCGATCACGGTGCATGGCCCTATGCCTGTTAATACCCCCTGCATGAAAGGCCTTCATGCAAGTGTGACAAAAGCACGTCTTTTTAGAACTCTTCCAAACACTCATTTTATCCCCCATAAAAGTAAAAAGATGAGCGTCCATATCGAAAGAGCGACCAAGACGACAAAGATCATCGGACGACGTTTTTCCGGGTTATCGTTGAACGAAACAAGATAGATCGGGTTTTCTTCTCCCGAAACAATCCGGGCATAGCGTTCGATTTTCGCCAAGTCCCGTTGAACCTGTTTCATGTCCACAACGTCACCCATTACAGCAACTCCATCCTTTCATCTCTCGGTAAGTTCTTTGCCCCAAGAACCACATCTGATTCAGCCGCCTCTAGGAAAGACTTAAACCGCGCTGCCGCTCTTTCTCTCCCGTACGTCTCTAAAAGGTTGTTCGCAAACTCCACAGAACTTTTCGCCCCTATGCGATGTTGTTGATGAAGGAACTCCGCGATGCCCGCGATTGCCCGATCATCCCGTTCCCGCGATGGGGATTCATTCAAAATACGAAGGAGGAATCGGAACAGCCTCTTTGCCGCCTTTCTCGTTTCGTCGTCTATTCTGCTTTTCACTAATGATGTCCCCTTCCATCATAGCTATCGTTGTCTCCGCACCGAACCGCCAACCGAGACGGAACATGAACCACGCAAAATCAAGCCCGTTCATAGAAAAGCTCGTTTACGGTATCGAGAGCTTCGGTATTCCCTTCGAGGCTATCCATGACCTCGCATAAAACTTGGTAGCGGATTTCTTCGACCTTTACGCGAAAGCACCGACGGCGAAGCGCGTCGATGTGCGCGGAAAACTCCGCGTTCCTCAAAACTGTTTCCGGTATGCACGTCATGGCGTTTCTCCTTCACATAAGATCGTTGAGATCGACAGTTTCAAACTTCCCGACTTCATTCCCCCATGCGTCCCAACCGTTGCGTTTCGTTCGAGAGAACAATTCGAGGTACGGGCCATCCACGAGGGCTTCGATACGTTCGTAGATTTCATCGGGCTTTCGGCTATGCTCTCTTCTCGGCGCGACGATCAGCTTCGGCACGTTCGCGGCTTGGCGTTTCGGGTGTCCCGTTGTTCCGAGAAGAAGTTGCGTCCCCTCTTTTTCGGCAAGAGCTTTTTCTGGATCGAGATTCGTAAGGACTTGTTCAGGATTAGCCCGTGTCCAGAATCCCATTCCCGTGAACGGAGTCTTTCCGTCCTTGTTGACCTTCATCCAATAGAAGCCGACCGTTTTGAACTTAAAGCCCCACGCTTCGAGGAGGTTCATGCCGACAAAAAGCATAGGATCGGTTATCCAGAGGAACACGACGCAATCTTTTGCCGCAAGAAGTTGCACAGGGAGAGCCATAATTCTTTGGAGAGACATCGTGGCGTAGTGCATATCCGCGCTGCGTTCTTTCCCCTTGTCCGAGCGCGTCGTAAAAGCCCACGGCGGATCGGCAAGAATGACCTTGTAGTGTTTTTTCTTTAAACCCTTAAATGGCCCCGTTTTGATGAGATCAGCCATTCTTCCTACTTCCCTTTTTCCCTGCCTTATCGAGCGCGATATAGCACTCGGAATTGACTTGCGTGTAGAGTCGTTCAATCGCAAGCTCCGACAGGTCGTTCTTCGCTTCGAGCAGAAGGCGTATCATCTCGCTGACGAGTGCGCGATTTTTTGCAGACACTTCAAACTCCCGATTTGTTCAAACGGATATACCGACTCCAGAATGGCACCGTCTTCCGTTTCGCTTGGATGGATTCTTTCACGTCGGACAAGACCGCCTTGATGATTTTCCCGTCAGAGGAAAAGCTTTGCGGCCCAAGCCTTTCGTGCTCCATCATGGATTCGAGAAGCGCGACAACATCGTCATACCCTTTTTGGATACCGACCATTTCCCCGCGCAGATAAACGTCCTCCGTCTCCACGGCTTTTTCGATGAGTTTGCTGGCTGGCATTTCTTTCTCCCTCGGTTAATCATCTCGCCCGTTGTCGAGCGTTGTCAGATAGAGGTCGAGTAGCGTCTCGAACTCCTCGTGCGCCTCTTTGGCCTCTCGATCCCTGTGAAGCTTCACGGCAGCTTTCAGGGCTTTCGGGTCGAACCCTCGGCCCTTGGCCTCCGCGATCACGTCCTTGCGGTCTTCACGAAGGGCTAACAGGTCGTCTTCGATCCGCGCAAGCCGTTCAACATAATCCGTCAAAAGACGGGCCGATTCGGTCGTCTCGCCAGGCCCGCCGTTGTCCCTCTTTGTGGTCTTCTTTCCTCTCGCGGTAGGAACGTCGTCGTCTCCATAGCCGAGAAGATCGTCTTGGGATAGGCGTGGAATCTGCGGCTTGGCTTTCTTAGCCATTTTTATTCTCCCTGTTTTTGTAAAAATCGAAACGACGGCGCATCGCATCTTCGAGTTCCGCGCAACCGTAGCCCGAACGCCGGAGAGCTTCAAGGAATAGGAACATCGCGTCGGCGTATCCGTCTATGCTTCTGGGCATCGACCGGATTCCCTCTATGACGGGTTCTAGTGTTTGGAGGAAGGGATTCGGCCCCTTGGCTTCAATGCCTCCGTAGCGGCGATCAGACCACGACAGATATTCCGTGAGGAAAGCTTGGCTCAACTCAAAGAACGCAGGGCCGCGAATGTCGTCAACGGTTTTACTGAGATTCTTGATAACGGTGTTTTCCACGGTAGTTCTCCCTCTCTCGGTGATTCGGTTATAGTCAACTTTCGGTTGTCTTGTCAAGCATCATTGCATAATGATCGGAACGCCCCTTCGGTAGCTGGCTTCATCGGCGTAAAGCTTATCGGGAAAGGCTATTTCACAGACATTCTTAATAAGTTTGATCCCGTTATACCACTCAACCTCGATGAAATCGAAGTAAACACGGGAACCGTCTTCATCTATGAAAAACGAACCGTCGAGGCCGAGTTCCTTTGCGAGATAGAGTCTGATTCCTTCTTGCATCGTTCCGTCCTCTTACGGGAAATACCTCCCCGCGTTGCTTGTTGGTTGTTGTTCCGACTGATCGACCACCGATGATTCTTCGCAGAACTGATCGACCAGTTCAAGAACCGATTCTTCCGATCCGTTGTTGCAAACGATGATCGCTCTCTTCGATTGTTCCATGTCTTCGTGAATCCAGTAGAGGCCGATCATCGGTGCGCCGTGTTTGTCGCGCCCCGTGGTGTATCCGTTGTAGGCTTCACAAGGATACCTCGGATTTTTGTTGGAGAGGTAGTTCTCCAAAAAAGTGAGATCACCTTTGTCCGACGAGATCACGAGGAAATCCCGACCGTTGTTCTGTTGGATTCTCGGATCGCTGTAGATGCCGCCTTTCCTGAACGAACGATAGCCGTTCGATTGGAAAAGTTGATCTCGGTGTATCGCTATTTTCGGCATTTTCGATTCTCCCTCACTTTTGTCCGGCTTGTTTGATGATGTTCAAGCCGGGCAGATCGACCCACTTGAACACGACGGTTCCTTTTTCATAGGCTCCGCAATTATAGGAGACGGCGAGCTTTTCCATCTCCGCTTGCTTTTCTTCCGCCCCTTTGACCGCGCCTTGCTCAACGCCCTTAAAATAAATAAGGGGTGTCGTGATGAGGGTGAGCATGGAGGATATTAGAATAGCCCATAAGAACGCTTTGATCGGTGTCATTTCAATCTCCCTTCCTTTTCCATCAGAACGTACCCGCGATCTTGGAGTTCCTGTCCCAGCCTTTCGCTAAGATATTCTAATCTTTCTGGAATGTAGAGGCTGTGTTTACGGGGGTCTTTTGTCGGAGAGGCCATGCCCGCGTCGAGTAGCTCACGCAGAACGCGCCTTATATAATCCCCTTCGACTACCCTATATAAGCCCCGGCATGGGGTATTTACCGCCTCAAGTCTCGCTTCCTTTACGATTTGTTGTTTCGTCACAGGATCGCTCATTTCGATTCTCCTTATGTATTTAGCCCCCATTTTTCTTCTCCTGTTAGTAAAGCGCGGCGGCCTTAGTCATGACCACACAGACCGATCTTAGCCGCCGCGCCCTCCCTTACGGGATTCTCACGTTACGCCGCCATGCTCAAGATGCGGCCCGCTTCCCGTTCCATTTCGACGCGACGATCTTGATGCTCAATCGTCTTCGCGTAAGCCGTTGCGCCCGTCACAACGTCCCAGAGCGTCTCAATCGGTCGGCCCTCTTCGCGAACGTGCGCTTGCTTGATGTTCTCTGACAAGCCTTTCGAGAACCGCTTGCTCAGGAAAGAATCCAGATCGGTATCAAACTTCTTCTCTTGCGCGGCGCGGATCGTCGCTTCAACCGGAGCCGCCGCCGCGTTTGAGTATTCGATCAGAACGGGAGTGATCTCGTCCAGCCATTTGCCGGGCGCAGAAGCCGTGTGGCGAAGGCGAATCTCTTTGAATTGCTCCGCGCCCCAGACAATCCGGTTCGCGCAAGCGTAATCAAAAAGAAAGAACGCCGCGCCGATGCTCTGGCTTCCGACTTCCGAGTTCCACACAAAGAAGCCACGGGCCAACGAGCCGGGTTCCCCGTTGCGGCGATTCGGCATTTCGATACGGTTCTTTTCATCGGCAAGGAACACGAACATATCGCGGTCACTTCCAAAGATCGTCGTCGTGTCGTGCGTCACGGGAACCTCTGTCCCTCTGACCCCCGGCACTTTCCAGTCCCCCGTAACCCCATCACCGAAACGACGGACGAGCGCGGAAACGATGTCGGCGTTCCAGATGCGCCCGTAGCGCGGCCCGGTCGCGGCACGAAGCTCGAAGGTCTTTGCGCCGCCAGCAGGGAACTCCGATGTCCGGTGCGCCAGAAGGCCCACGTCAGCCCTCTCACGATTGAACCGGAGGCCGTAGTTCATGCAGTCCGCCACGAGGGGTGCCGGAAGGGAGCGAAGATAGCCTACAGGCGCTTTAGCGAGAGCGGCAACCTGACCGAACGCCCAGTTCGTCATGCTCAGTTCGTGGTTAGAATCATCGGCCAATTTGATTGTCAAGGCTTTCGGGTCTTCCTCTTTCGGAAGGATAGAAAAGTTTGCTGGATCGGACACCGTGGTGAAGGAACGAGCCTTCTCGTCTTGAACTTTATTCAAGAGATGGTTGAGTGATAAAAACCGCTCGTCGTCCGGTCGGCTCATCCATTGTTGATTCGCTTGATACAAGGTATTCATTGCTTTCTCCTGTGTTTCTGGTTGTTGTTTTTCATATAACGTCATTAGACAAGTATCGTTTTATACTAGTGCCACTAGACTGTCAAATGAAAAAATAAAATAAGTTGTGGATAACTTTTTAGAGTCCCAACGCGCTCGGCAATGCGGAGTCCCAACGAGAGTCCCAATGCGAGTCGCAATGCGGAGTCCCAACGAGAGTCCCAATGCGAGTCGCAATGCGGAGTCCCAAC